CCTCGACGCGACTGATGGGCGCGATATCGTCCCACGCGTCACGCAGTTTCCAGCTCTGCACGGTCGGCGTTTTCTGGCCCAGCGTTTCCGCAATCTGGCGCACGGAATATCCCTGCCAGTAAAGCAGTGCGGCCTGGCGGCGGGGATCGCTGATGGTTGTCGTCGGTGTCATGTTCATGCCGTCAAGGCTACCGGTGCAGGAAATGGCCCGCCTGCTGTCTGTGTTTGCTCATCGCTCAGCGGGCTGGCATTCGTTGAGGGTTTGCGCCACGGCGGGGAAACTGGCCCCGACCTGAACCAACCCACTGACCGGAGCCTGATCAATGGCAACTAAAGCAAAGCGTTTTCGCATCGCAGTTGAAGGCGCGACAACCGACGGCCGCGTGATTTCCCGCGACTGGATTTCGCAGATGGCGAAAAACTATGACCCGGCCATGTACGGCGCCCGCGTCAACATGGAGCACATCAAGGGCTATACCCCTGACAGCCCGTTCCGCCGCTACGGTGACGTTACCGCGCTGACGGCTGAGGAAATCACCGACGGCCCGCTTAAGGGCAAGCTGGCGCTGTACGGGGAAATCGACCCGACGCCGGAGCTGGTCGAGCTGACCAAGGCGCGCCAGAAAATCTACACCTCTGTTGAAATTAACACGAAGTTTGCCGACACCGGCGAAGCCTACCTGATAGGCATCGCCGTTACCGACGACCCGGCAAGCCTCGGTACGGAGATCCTGAGCTTCAGCGCCACCGCCAAAGCCAACCCGCTGGCGTCCCGCAAACAGGATAAAGACAACCTGTTTACCGCCGCCGAGGAAACCCTGATCGAGTTTTACGACGAAGCCGACGCAGGTCCGTCGCTGCTGGCCCGCGTGAAAGAGCTGTTTACCCGTAAAGAGAAAACCGACGACGAGCGTTTCAGCGACGTCAGCGCGGCGGTCACTGCGATTGCCGAGCAGGTGCAGCAGAGCGGCGACGCACAGACGCAAAGCCTGTCGGCGCTTGAAAAAACACTGACCGGACGGCTTGAAGCGGTTGAGCAACAGGCCGGTGAGTACCGGACTGAGCTGGCCGAACTGCAGTCGCAGCTTGCGAAAACCGACGGCGGCTTTACCCGTCGCCCGGCCTCGACCGGCGGCAATGAAAAAGCCAGCGTGCAAACCGACTGCTGATAAAGCGCGATCTGACCACAAAAAAATCTGAACCGAACAGGAGCGCCAATGCGCAAGAACACCCGCTTTAAATTCAATGCTTATATGTCCCGCGTCGCCGAGCTGAACGGCGTTGAAACCGATGACATGAATAAGAAGTTCAGCGTCGAGCCGTCCGTGGCGCAAAAGCTGATGACCCGCGTGCAGGAGTCGTCCGCATTCCTGACCCGCATCAACATCGTGCCGGTGCCGGAAATGAAGGGCGAAAAAATCGGCGTCGGCGTTTCCGGCTCCATTGCCAGCACGACCGACACGGCGGGCGGCGACGAGCGCGAAACGGCAGACTTCGCCGCGCTGGATGACCAGGGCTATGAGTGCGCACAGGTCAACTTTGACTTTCATATCCGCTACAACACCCTCGACCTGTGGGCGCGTTATGACGATTTTCAGACCCGCCTGCGTGACGCCATCGTGCAGCGTCAGGCGCTGGACCGCATCATGATTGGCTTCAACGGCGTGGAGCGTGCCAAAACCTCAAACCGCGCCAAAAACCCGATGCTGCAGGACGTCGCCGTGGGCTGGCTGCAGAAGTACCGCAACGAAGCGCCCAAGCGCGTGATGAGCAAAATCACCGGCGAAGGTGGCACGGTGATCTCTGAAAAAATCCGCGTCGGTAAAGGTGGCGACTACGCCAACCTCGACGCGCTGGTGATGGATGCCACCAATACCCTGATCGAGCCGTGGTATCAGGAAGACCCGGAGCTGGTTGTTATCGTGGGCCGTCAGCTGCTGGCCGACAAATATTTCCCGATTGTGAACCAGACGCAGGCGAACACCGAGCAGCTGGCCGCTGACGTGATCATCAGCCAGAAACGCATCGGCGGTCTGCCAGCCGTGCGCGTGCCGTACTTCCCGGCCGACGCCATGTTTATCACCCGCACCGATAACCTGTCGATCTACTGGCAGGAAGGCACCCAGCGCCGCCACATCGAAGAGGTGCCGAAGCGTGACCGTATCGAAAACTACGAATCCGCTAACGAGGATTACGTGGTCGAGGATTACGCGGCGGGCTGCGTTATCGAAAACATCGTGATGGGTGATTTCAGCGAACCGGCTGCGGCCAAAGACGCGGAAACCCCGGAAACCACGGAGGCGTAACGCATGTTGAGTCCTGCCCAGCGTCACCGCATGCGCCAGCAGGCCATAGAAGCCTCGCAGGTGCCAGACAGTCCGCACCGCCACGCCAACGCCTATGAGCAGATGATTATCAAGCTCAATGAAGACAAGCGTCGGCTGAAAAAGGTGCGCTCAAACGAGCGCAAGGCGGAGCTTAAGCGCCAGATGCTGCCGGAGTATCTGCCGTGGGTGGCGGGCGTGCTGGAAAAGGGCAAAGGCGCACAGGATGCCGTGCTGATGACCGTCATGATCTGGCGGCTTGACGCAGGCGACGTGACCGGCGCGCTGGAGATTGCACGCTATGCGCTGGCACATGGTCTGGTGCCGCCGGACCGCTTCAAACGTGACAGCACGCCCTATCTGCTGGCCGAGGAAGTGGCAAGCGCGGCAATGCGGGCCTGGACGGTAAAGGGGCCGGTTGATACCGGTCCGCTGCTGGAAACCCTTGCGCTGACGGAATCCGAAGACATGCCCGATCAGGTGCGCGCCAAGCTGCACAAAATCACCGGGTACGTGCTTCGCGATGCGGGCAGGACTCAGGAGGCGATGACTCATTTAGTGCGTGCGCTGCAGCTCCATGAGGGCTGTGGCGTTAAGAAAGACATTGAGCGGCTGGCGACTGAAATGAAAAAGCAGGCACAGGCCCGCCGCTGACCGAACGCGACCCCGCGCACGGGCGGCAGGACGGCAACGCACTTTCAGTGTCTGCGCCATCCTCCACCGCTCACCTATTCAGAGGCCAACTATGACAACGGTAGTGATACCCGCACTGCGACCGGCAGAGACTGCCGAGCCGCCGGTAAAGAACACGTTTTTCTGGCCTGATATCGACCTGCAGCTGCTTCGCGAAACGCTGCGGTATGAGGGAACGGTTACCGCACAGCGCCTGCGCCTCGCGGTGAAAACGGCAATTTCAGAAGTTAATGCCGAGCTTTACGACTGGCGCGCCGCGCAGATGGATGCCGGATTTAGGACGCTGGCTGACGTGCCGGCCGAAAGTCTGGACGGCGAAAGCGAAAAGGTGACGCACTACCTGGCCGCCGTGGGATCTATTACTGCCGCCACCATTGCCGAGCGTTACCGCAGCTATGACGCCAGCGGCACGAAAAAGGCCACCGAGGTTGAGGCGACGGCCGACGAGTACTGGCGCGACGCCCGTTTCAGCATCAGCCGCATCGGCGAGCGCCACGGCTGCATTGTGAGCCTGCTCTGATGAAGGTTTACGCGCAGCAGGGCGACACCGTTGATGAGATCTGTTTTCGCTACTACGGGCGAACGCAGCAGGTCACCGAGTGGGTTTACGAGGCCAATACCGGCCTCGCCGATGCGGGACCGGTGCTGCCGCACGGTTACCCCGTCGAGCTGCCCGACCTGCCGGAATCTTCAACAGGTGAAACCGTTAACCTGTGGGACTAAAAATGGAAAAAATCAGCTCCGTGATCAACTACCTGATCGGCGTCATTCTGATGTGGTTCGGCCGTCACACGCCGCAGGATATCGCCTTTATGGTCGGATCGGGCGTGGCCGTGGTTACCGTCGTGATTAACGTGGCGACGTTCTTTATCAACTGGCACTACCGCCGCAAAACCTATGAGCTGCAGCAGCGTTTACAGGGGGTGAGCCTTGAGCCAGACCGCTAAGCGCTGCGCCGTGGCGGCCGTGCTGGCCCTCGCCGCGCTGCTGCCGCAGTTTAAAACCCTGAAAACGTCAGAGGAAGGGCTTGCGCTTATCGCCAACGCCGAGGGGTGCCGCACCTCGCCCTATCAGTGCAGCGCCCGAGTCTGGACCAACGGCATTGGTCATACAGAAGGCGTGACGCCGCACAGCCAGGTCAGCGAGCGGCAGGCCGCAGTTAACCTGGTGTATGACGTGATGCGCGTTGAGCGCGGGATCGATGCCTGCATGATAGTGGCGATGCCGCAACGGGTTTACGACGCGACTGTATCATTTGCCTTTAACGTTGGCGTGCGTGCAGCATGCAGCTCTACCTTTGCCCGTTATATCAGGCTGCAGCACTGGTTTGCTGCCTGCAATGAGCTGAAACGCTGGGTTTTTGTTAAGGGGGTAAAAAATCGTGGGCTGGAGAACCGGCGCGCCATCGAGACGGCTTACTGCCTGCGGGGTGTGTCGTGATGCGCTTGCTTGCGGGTCTGTTCGCCGTTGTACTGCTGGCGCTGGCTTTTACCGGCTGGCGCTGGTCAGTTGCCAGTGAGGATTTAACCCAGGCGCAGCGCATCATCGGCACGCTGTCTGCCGGTATCGAAAGCCGCGACAGGGCCATAAGCCGCCTTAATGACGAATCCCGCGCCGGGCAGAAACGTGAGGCCGCGCTGAGACTGATGCAGAGCCGCGCCAGTACTGCCGCGCTTAACCGTGAAATGCAAATACAGAGGGAAACCGATGCGAATCCAGCACTGCGCGACTGGTCTGCTGCTGATCTGCCTGCTGATGTTATCCGGCTGCATGCCCGTCCCGCCTTCGCCACCGCCCGAGATTATCTGGATTGGGTGTCCACGCGTGACAAGCTGCCCGGTGCCGGGCAACAGCCTGCAGACAGCGGGCGATCTGGCGGCGGATAACCGTCAGTTAGAGGCGGCGCTCGCGTCATGCGGGCTGCAGGTCGAAATCATTAAAGAGTGCCAGGAGCAACACGATGTTAAAGCCGAAACAACTGCGCGAGGCCCTGACGGCAAGCGTGCCGCTGCTGCAGCGCAACCCTGACAGCCTGAATATGTTTATTGACGGCGGGCGCATCGCCTCAACGCTCGCCAGCTCGCTGTCGTTTGAATATCAGTATCAGCTGAATATCGTCATTACCGATTACGCTGATGATATCGATCTGATTATGGTGCCGGTGCTGGCCTGGCTGCGCGAGAACCAGCCCGACATTATGGCGACTGAGGAAAAGCACCGCACCGGTTTTACCTTTAAAGCCGATGTGATCAGCGACTCGCTGTGTGACGTGAGTATTGATCTGCAGCTGACCGAACGGGTGCTGGTGAAGCAGGAGAGCGGCGCGCTGCATGTGACGCATCTGCCCGAGCCACCACTGCCGGAAAACGTTGAGCGCCCGCTGCAGCTGTATGTTCACGGTGAGCTTGTCAGTGAGTGGCCGCGATGAGCGAGTTTGATGCGCTGGAAAAGCGGCTCGGTGCATTGATCGGTAATCTGTCTGCACCGGCACGCAGGGCGCTGGCGACAACAGTGGCGAAGCGTATGCGCGCCAGCCAGCAGCAGAACATCAGACGCCAGCAGGCACCGGATGGCACCCCGTTTGCGCTGCGCAAAACGCAGGCGCGCAAAAAGAAAGGCCGGGTCAGGCGCGAGATGTTTGCGAAGCTGCGCACCGCGAAATACATGAAGGCGCAGGCCACACCCGATGAGGCGGTGGTGCAGTTCACTGGCCGCGTACAGCGCATGGCCCGCGTACATCATTACGGGCTTCGCGACCGGCCATCGCGCAACGGTAAAGAGGTACAGTATGACGCTCGTCCGTTGCTGGGATTAAATGAAAGCGACCTCAGGATAATTGAGGGCGAAATAATCAACCAGCTTTCACGCTGATCTGTCTGCTCAGCCTTCAGCGGGCGGCGATACGTTGCCGCCCGGCTCCCCCGAAGTAACACTACCGCCATGAATGAACAAATCTCTGAAATCCTGCGCCTGCTGCGCAATCTGATCCGTATCGGCACCGTCTCTGAGGTCAATCTCGACGATGCGCTTTGCCGTGTGGATACGGGGCAAAACACAACCGGCTGGCTGCACTGGCTGACCGCCCGCGCCGGTAAAACCCGCGCCTGGAATGCACCTTCCGTCGGCGAGCAGGTGCTGATTCTGTGCCTCGGCGGTGAGCTGGATACCGGCTTTGTGCTGCCGGGCATTTTCTCTGACGCCAGCCCTGCCCCCTCAGCTTCTGCCGATGCGCTGCACTGGTCATTCCCCGACGGCGCTGTGATCGAGTACGAGCCGGAAACCGGCGCCCTGACCGCGACCGGCATACAGACGGCCTCAATTAAAGCGGCCGTGAAAATCCTGTTTGATTCGCCGGAGGTGGAATGCACAGCACTACTTAAAACCGCACAGCTGGAAGTCACCGACGGCGGCACGATGAAAGGCAACGTTACCCACACCGGCGGCTCGCTGAGTTCAAACGGCAAGGTACTGCATACGCATAAACATCCGGGCGACAGCGGCGGGCAGACGGGGGCGCCACTATGACAACGGCAAAATTTACCGGCATGAACCGTGAAACCGGCGGCGCAGTGGCTGACCTCGATCACATTCGTCAGTCAGTGCGCGACATTCTGCTGACGCCGCTCGGCTCCAGGGTGATGCGCCGCAATTATGGCTCATTGCTATCGGCACTGATTGACCAGCCGCAGAACGAGGCGCTGCGCCTGCAGATTATGTCGGCCTGCTACATGGCGATCCTGCAGTGGGAGCCACGCGTAACGCTGACCAGCATCAGCTACGAACCTGCGTACAGCGGCGGCATGGTGGTCGAGCTGACCGGCACCCGCGCTGATACCGCGCAGGATTTTTCCTTAACCATCCCTGTGAGCTGAGAACATGGCAACCATTGACCTGAGCCAGCTGCCCGCGCCCGACGTGGTGGAAGTGCTGGACTATGAAACCCTGCTCGCCGAGCGCAAGGCGACACTCATTTCCCTTTACCCTGCCGACCAGCAGGACGCCATCGCCCGCACGCTGACACTTGAATCGGAGCCGATCGTCAAGCTGCTGCAGGAAAACGCCTATCGCGAGGTCATTCTGCGTCAGCGCATCAACGAGGCGGCGAAGGCCGTTATGGTGGCGTATTCAGTGGATGATGACCTTGACCAGCTCGGCGCCAACAATGGCGTTCCCCGGCTTACGATCACCCCGGCGGATGATACGACCAACCCGCCCACGGCGGCAGTGATGGAAAGTAACGACGATTACCGCGCCCGTATTGCGGCCGCTTTCGAAGGGCTGAGCGTGGCCGGGCCAAGCGGTGCCTATGAGTATCACGCCCGTAGCGCCGACGGCCGCGTGGCCGATGCGTCTGCCATCAGCCCGTCGCCCGCAGTGGTAACCATCACCGTGCTGTCGCGTGAAGGTAATGGCGCCGCTCCCGCTGACCTGCTGGCCGTGGTAGACAGTACCCTGAATGATGAGGACGTGCGCCCGGTGGCTGACCGCGTGACCGTGCAGTCGGCAGAAATCATTGAGTACGAGATTGAGGCGCAGCTGTACCTCTATCCGGGACCGGAGGCCGAGCCGATCCGCGCTGCATCAGAGGAGAAGCTCACTGCGTTTATCAGCGCGCAGGCACGCCTCGGAAGGGATATCCGCAAATCCGCGCTGTATGCCGCGCTCCATGTTGAAGGTGTGCAGCGCGTCGAACTCATCAGGCCCGCCGCTGACGTGGTGCTGGATAAAACCCAGGCCGCGTACTGCACCGGCTACAGCATTGTGGTCGGGGGTTCAGATGAGTGATCGTCTGCTGCCCGCAGGCTCATCAGTGCTTGAGGTTGCCGCCGCCGAAGCCTGCGCAAAAATCGAAACCATCCCGGTGCCGCTGCGAAGGTTGTGGAATCCGTGGGAATGTCCGGTCGAGCTTCTGCCCTATCTGGCGTGGGCGTGGTCGGTTGACCGCTGGGATACCGCGTGGCCGGAGAGCACAAAGCGCGCCGTAGTGACCGCGTCGGAGTACGTGCATAAACACAAAGGCACTATCGGCTCTATCCGGCGCGTGGTGGAGCCGCTCGGTTACCTGATACGGATCATTGAGTGGTGGAAAACCGGCGAGACGCCAGGCACGTTCCGGCTTGACGTCGGCGTACTCAATACCGGCATTACGGAGGAAATGTATAACGAACTGGAGCGGCTGATAGCGGATGCAAAGCCGGTCAGCCGACACCTCATCGGGCTGTCAATTAACCTCGATGCCAGCGGCACTATCCCGGTTGCTGCCGCCTGCTACAGCGGCGATGAGCTGACCGTTTATCCCTACACCCCTGAAATCATCAGCGTCGGCGGGCCGGTCTGTTCCGGTGCGGCGGTGCATCTTATTGACCTGACGGAAGTGAGAGCATGACGACAAAATATTTTGGCCTGCTGACCAACCAGGGCGCGGCTAAGCTGGCAAACGCCGCCGCGCTCGGCACGAAAGTAGATATCACCTCAATGGCCGTGGGTGATGGTGGCGGCACGCTGCCAACGCCAGACGCGTCACAGACAAAGCTCATCAATGAAAAGCGCCGCGCGCCGCTTAATACGCTTGCGGTTGACGCGGCCAACAGCAGCCAGATTATTGCTGAGCAGATTATCCCGGAAAGCGAGGGCGGATTCTGGATCCGTGAGATTGGCCTGTTTGACGCCGACGGCGTGCTGATTGCCGTTGCCAAC